GGCGAGTTCTCTGAGATCATGTCTAATTCTGATATGCGATCTAGGATGATTGCACTTATGATGGAATACCAGATATTTACTCCTATTAAGAATCAAATTAAAGGTAACATACTATTATTCCAAAGAGCAGATCAGAATCAATTTCTATCTAATAGAACAGATAAAGTAGTAGAAGTTAATCTAGAACAACTACGCTCTGAGATATTAGATTTCAAAGTGGCTGATGGTTACTTGCCAACCAGCCTTCTAGCTAATACTGAGGCTGTTACTACTGGATTCCAATTAATAGGTTCTTCTCCATTACTGGCAGCAGGATTTAATCTGCCTGGTTTATTTACGCATATGATGTCTCTTATTGGTATGCGTGGATTGAGTAAGTTCCAAGTTGATCAGCAACAGCAAGCTCAGAATCTACAACAAGCACAGGCGGTAGAGAATCCACCTCCTGAACCTGGAGGACAGCCCGGTGGAGGTACGCCAGCAGCCTGATGATCTAATATCCTATGACTTTAATCTAGAAGAGAAGATTGCTTTAGATACCTTATTTAAAGGTGATTTAATTAAAAGGTTTATCCAAAGCAAACGAACTCATTATGTATCAAGTCATATTCTAAAACCCCTAGAGTCTTTTCAACTAGGAAATGTTCAAGCCAATTTTATGCTAGATGAAGCATATCTAAAAGGAGCGTTAGACGCTTTTAATGAGATACTAGCGTATAGCGAGGCTCCAAGAGAAACAGAGGACTAATACTATGGCTAACCCGTTACAGGCTATAAGAGATTTATTTCCAGGAGTAGGAGTAGAAGGTGCTGTATCTACGCATCCTGATCCTGCTACTCAACATGAGGGAGATCCTCCTCCTGGTACAGATCCTAATGCTGCACCTGCTCCTGGTCTTCCTACTGCTACTCCAGATCCAGGATCGCAAGGTCAGGAACCCAAAGATCCCCTTGCACATTTTGCCCAGATATTCGATAATAAGCAACTGGAAGCAAATCAGCCAGAGCCTACTGTTGCATCAGCAGATTTGTTTACTACTGAAAATATGGGTAAGATACTAGAATCTTTACCTAACTTTACAGATCATATTACTCAAGAGACAAGAGAAAACCTAGCAAAAGGAGAAGATCCTAATGCTGTTATGGTTGCTTTTGATGAAATTGGTAAAGGTGCTTATTCTGCGGCTTTACAGCACGCCGTTAGGCTTTCAGAATCTCTTACTGGTAAAAGGTTAGAGGCTATGGAAGCTAGCTTCTCTGATAAAATCAATCAACACCAGGTTCAACAGAATATCAATCAACATGAGCTTATAAAGGGTAGTCCCGTATTACAAGCGGGGATCTCTATTATAGCTGACCGTCTACAACGAACTAATCCTACTGCTAGTCCTCAATGGATAACCGAGCAATCTACTAAGTTCTTTATGGAATCTGCTAACGTGTTATCTGGTAATGAGCCTGGTGGTAAGAAAATACCTGGGGCAGGAGATAATCCTCCTGCTAGTGATGAAACTAATTGGGTAGAATTCGCACAAACTACAGGTGCAGGTCCACCCGACAGTTCAGGAGAAGCTCAGTAAATGGCTACGTTAAACACAGGTACCTTTAACCCTACTGGTATCTTCTTTGCTACGTTTAACCCAGCTACATTGAACCAGCGTTCTTTTGCAGATACTATCCTTCGACTGTTCCCGGATGGTACTGCACCGCTGTTTGCAATGACTGGTCAACTGCCTAAAGTGCAGGCTAAAGTTGTAGAGCATGGTTATCATACCAAGGCTATGGCTTTTAATAACGTAACAGATGATGGTTCCGGTGCTCTTATCGGTGATACTACAATTCAGTTACTAGACACGGCTGGCCTTGTACCAGGAATGGTGCTACAGGTTCAGACTACTCGTGAACTAGTAAGAGTACTTACTGTTCCAAATGCTACTGATATCACAGTCACTCGTGGCTATGGTAGTGTAGCAGCAGCTGCTATCCCAGCTAATGAAGTTCTATTTCCAGTTGGTAACAGCCACGAACAGGCAAGTAATCGTCCTGTTGCTCGCACAATGGAAGTCCTGTTTATTCCTAACTTTACGCAGATTGTACGGAATAGCTGGGCTATCAGTGATACTGCGCGAGCTTCGCTAGCAGAAGCAGGATTTAACAATATCCAGGAGAGCAGACAAGATGCTATGCTTCTCCATGCCACGGATATTGAATCAATCCTATTCTGGGGACAGCCACAGGCTCCAGCTGGTACTCCGCCAGTACATACCACTCAAGGTATTATTGACGCTATCAACGAGCACGCTGCGGCTAATATCTTTACGGCAGGTGCTACCACTAACTATGATCAGCTTGTTACCTTTATTGAGCCTATGTTTGCAGCTCAGTCTAATCTAGGTAACGCCAAAGAGCGGGTTATGTTTTGTGATGCACAGGGTAATAGAGTGCTCAATGAGATTGGGCGTAAGTCTGAACAGGTTATTATGGACTTGCGTACTACTACCTTTGGTATGCACTTTACGGCCTTCCGTACCTACAAAGGTATGATCTTTATTGTTGAACATCCTCTGTTCAATGGTTTGGATATTGTCCCTGGTTTTGCTGTTACTGTAGAACTTCCATCTATGCGTCTAGCCTACATGAACGGTAGAGATGTCAAGAAGGAAGAGTTTGGACAGAACAAGCTTAATCCTGGTGATAATGGTATTGATGCACAGGGCGGTTCACTTACCAGTGAATTTGCAACTGAGTTCCGTAATCCATGCGGATATGGTATCATAAACGGCCTTACGGCAGGTGTCGCTTAGTAAGTAAATAGAAGACCTGGGCATAAGGATTCCGTAGATATCCCTCCTAGCGGACGGCACTATTATACGGTAGTCGGTAAACTGCCCACATCTAACTTATAATCTAAGGAGTAATCTAATGGCGGATCATAGACCAAGAGCACCTAATATGTTTAAGGACCCAGGGCATCCTTTAGCGGGTAGGATACGTACAGGTGTAAAGACTACACAACCACTAGAAAGACGCCCAAGAATTTCTATGCAACTGCCTGAGCTTATGATCCCTACTATAGAGGATTATGCTAAGCAGATGTTTTCAGAAGGAGACCCAACTGGAACTAGGGTCTATTATTGTGTAACAGGTTCATTTAATACTGTAGATGAATTAGGTAGACCTATCTCTTTTATTGGTGGCTTATTTAAAACTGATACTAGAGATGTTAAAAGGTTCCTACAGTATTTTGTGGACCAAGGTAAGATACATTACCTTGAACTAGGAGCAGAAGACGATGCCAGGAAAGAACTTCCAGTATCAGATGAACACAAACGCAGCCAGGGAAGCATCCCAAGCTCTAGCGAATCCGATGAACCGGACAAGCAAGAACCCGAACACAGGGAAGAGCCTACATCAGACACAGATAGGAGCGGGACAGGAAGAGAAGATGCGGGGCAGCAGCAACAGCCCAACAGTGGGGCAACCGTCAGCAGTACAAGTGGAAACGGGGATGACCAGCAAGAGCCGGGACGTGACGAGTCCAGCGGGGAACCCAGTCAGGAGAACACCGTAGAAGAATTATCTCCACTAGATAAGCTACGGTTAAAAGCAGGACAAGGCTAATGAACTTTGGCGAACTACTTGAAGAAGTATTAGATTCTACGGTTAGACCTGATAGGGAACGTCAGGCTAAGCGTTCTATTAACAGTGTAGTTCGCACTATGAGCCTTAGTGGTGATCACTGGCGGGATCTAAGGGAAGAGATCCTGTCAGAGCGTCAAGACTACCAACAGCAAGTAGGACAAGAAGTAAAGAATCTAACCTTGCCTGATAGGTTTAGGAAGGTTTCTTATATTAGACGTGATTCACCTATTCTTCATCCTGCATCAGGAGCAGTAGGTGGAGGGCAATTATCAGGTGGCTTCCAAGCTGCTTTAGAATACAATCTTATACGTCCTAATCAAATTAAACAAGAAGGTAGAATTTTACAGAATACCTATTATCTTTCCGGTACTAGTATATTACTAAATCAAGCAGTAGTAGATGAAGTATTATTCTGGGGATATTATGAGTATCCCATTAGAATGACTGCTCCTAGCGATGAGAATTGGATTACCAATCTAATGCCTGATTTAGTAATAGATTGGGCTAGTCAATTTCTAATGGCTAGTCTGGGAGATAAAGATAGAACTCAAGGATTCGCAGCACTGCAAAATCTACAGCTATCCGTATTTATGGATGATGCATTAAGAGATCATGAAATGAATGCAGGAGTTGGTAGATGAGTAATCCTTTTGCTAGGTTCCAAAGACCAGGAGGTCTAATAGGAAAAGCCGGTGAAGGTGGAGCTAGCTCTGCT